AATCATTTGTGCAACCTAAAGGTAAAAAAGGTGAGCCACCACCTCCACGCAAAATGATTGGAGAAAACTTTCGTGGTGTTGATGTTAGAGACCCATTAGGTAAAGATGTTAGTGGTGATTTAAGAAAAGAAATTATTAGATTAATTGACAGAGACTACAGAATGAATGGTGGTCAAAAATTGAAAGGAACAAATTTAGATGGTGCATTATCTGCTACACAAGCACGAATAGCAAATGCTAAACAAGGACTATTAGATGCTGAACCACTTACATTAGGCAACATAGCAACAATTGATATGAAAAACCCTAAAGCTGATTACTCAGGACATAGAACATATAACACAGGTTTACGAGGTCAAGCACAAGGAACAATAAAAGAAAATGTACATATTCTTGACCTATTTGATACGAATAAAGCAGATAAAAAAACACCAATAACATTTGATAATATTTCTGCTAACGATTATCGCAAACTAACAATGCAACCAATTGGTGGAAAAATAACTAGTGAAAAACTGGACAGGCTGAAGAAACGACTCGAAGAAACTGGTGGAATAATATAAAAACAATGATATACTACTGCTAAATTAGACAAAGGACATCTTATGAATGAATATGAATTAGCCTTAAAAGAATACATGGACAAACTTAAAGGTGGCTTTCAAGGAGCTATGACTGGGGTTATGGATGGTCTTGGTGGTGGCTCTCCTCTTGCAGGAAAAATAAAAGAAAACAATTTCTTAAAAAGCTTGATGGGTGGTGAGACAGCTACTAATCCTATGACAACTACAGATAACTTAGACCCTGTTAACATGCGTTCAATGGTAAGCACAAACAATGCTAGTGGCACAGACCCATTAATGATGGCAGGAGCTAACGCAGTTGGTGCAGGACTACACGATGTTGCACAACCTGTTATGAACAGTATTGGTTTTCCTGACAGTAGAGGCTTTGATACACCTGCTAACAGAGAGGCATATCAAATGGATGCTACACAAGAATTAGTGAATAGCATGACTGATGCAGAACACAATGTATACATGCAATTAGAAGATTTTCAAAGACCTGCATTTTTACAAGCTATACAAGAGAACAGAGTATCACAATACGAGGCAGAAAACTTTGATAGATTAAGGATGCCATACTAATGTCTTTATCTAATTACACAGGACTTAAAGCTTCGATAGCTGACTTCCTCAACAGAGATGATTTAACGTCAGTAATACCTGACTTTATTACATTGGCTGAGGCACAAATTAACAGAGACATTAGACACTATAAGATGGAAGCAAGGTCTAATGGACAACAATCTAGTGGTGATGAGTACATGCAAGTACCTTCAGACTGGATAGAAACAATTAGATTACATCTTACAGGCTCAGGCACTACAGTTGTTAACCTAGTCTCTAGAGATGCAATGGCGGACAAGAGAGCCGCTAACGAGAATGCTACAGGCACACCTCGTATGTACACACACGCAGATGGACAATTTCAATTGTACCCAACTCCGAGTAATGACACAGATTTTGAGTTGCTTTACTATCAGAAAGTACCATCTCTTAGTAGTAACTCAGATAACTGGCTTTTGCTAGAAGCACCTGATGTATATCTCTACGGAGCGTTACTACACTCAGCACCTTACTTAGCTGAAGACCAAAGGGTAGCAGTATGGGCGCAGATGTATTCTGCCGCAGTTGCTAGATTAAATGAATATTCTGACCAAGCACGTTATAGTGGTTCAGGACTTACAATGAAAGTTAGAGGATTAGTATGAGCTTTACAAACTTCTTAGAAACAGAAATACTAGACCATGTATTTGCAGGTGCAGCTTACACAGCTCCATCACAACATTATTTAGGATTATTTACATCCGCACCGGGAGAAACAGGTGGTGGTACTGAATTATCAGGTAGTGCTTATGCAAGACAACAAATTAACTTCACGACATCAGGTGATACAACAAGTAACAACGCAGCAGTAGAGTTTCCAACTGCAACTGGTTCGTGGGGAACAGTCACACACGTAGGAGTATTTGATGCAGCAACATCAGGTAATCTTATGGTGTATGCAACATTGTCGGCTAGTAAAACAGTAGCATCAGGAGATGTGTTTCGTGTTCCATCAGGTGATTTAGATATTACATTGAACTAAACTAACTTCAAATGAAGTATAGTCAATATAAATTTAATAGAGGTAAATACTCTACCGCCGATTTAGAAGAAGGCGCATCTACAGTATCCGTTACATCAGGTGTAGCAAATGTAAATGTAGTTAGAGTAAGGACGTCAGGTGCATTAGCTGCTAGTACAACTGTTATAGTAACAGAAAGTTTTACTACTGTTGCTGGGTCAGCTACATCAAGTTCTATTGTAACATCAACTGCTTCTGCTGAAAGAGTAGCTCTTGGTTCATCTACATCAAGTGTAGCTAGTTCTGTTACAAGTGCAGGGCAACGACTTGCATTAGGTATTGCATCAACAAATAATGTTTCATCTGTTACATCTGCTTCACAAGTAATAATATTAGGTGATGCAGCAATTACTTCCACATCATCAATTACAGCAAGTGGTGGTTTTGTACAATTTGGAGCAGCATTAGCTACACCGACAGCAACTGTAATTGCAGAAGGAAGACTCAAATGGTCTGACATAGCTGAAGGTGACGAGACATGGACATTGATAAATAACAACTCTGTAGCATGGACATCAATAAACAATGATGAAGTTACATGGACAGAAATAGCAGCATAAAACTATGGCATTAATACCTCTAGACATACCACCGGGTCAATACAGAAATGGTACAGATTTTCAAGCCACTAATAGATGGCGAGATGCTAGTTTAGTGAGATGGCATGATGGTTCTATGCGACCTGTTGGTGGATGGACAACTAGAAAATCTAGTGCATTTGCAGCAGCACCAAGAGCAATGCTTTCATGGTTAGACAATGCAAATGACTCATATTTAGCCGGAGGAACATTTAATAAATTATATTATGTAAATCCATCTAACACAGTATACGATATTACACCATCAGGACTTACATCAGGAAACCTTAATGGTTCATTAAATCTTGGTTATGGTGGTGGCTTTTACGGATATGGTAACTGGTCAACTGCACCAACAAGCTCAGGCATATACCAAGAAGCAACCACATGGTCATTAGATACATGGGGTGAATATCTTATAGCATGTTCATCTAAAGATGGCAAGATATATGAATGGCAATTAAATACTGGAGTAGCTGCTGCACAAGTAACCAATGCTCCAATAAACAATAATGGAATAGTAGTTACGGAAGAACGATTTGTATTTGCGCTAGGTGCAGGAGGTAATCCACGAAAAGTGCAATGGTGTGACCAAGAAAACAATACATCATGGACACCTGCTGCAACAAACCAAGCAGGTGATTTTGAATTACAGACTGTTGGTCAAATCATGTTAGGGTTACGAATGAGAGGTAGAACTCTTATTTTGACAGACAATGATGCTCACGTAGCAAATTATTCAGGCGCACCATTTGTTTATGGATTTGAAAGAGTAGGAACAGCATGTGGAGTTGCATCAAGAAAAGGCGCAATTGCTATTGATGAAGGTGCATTTTGGATGGGTCGTAAAGGATTCTTTCAATTTGATGGCTCTGTTGCTCGTGAGATGCCTTGTGAAGTATCTGATTATGTATTTGATGACATGAACGAATCACAAATAAGCAAAGTCTATGCTGTAAACAATTCACAACATGGCGAAATATGGTGGTTTTATCCTTCAGGCACGTCTAACGAAAACGATAGATATGTTGCACTTGACTATAAAGAAGGGCATTGGACTACTGGTGAATTAAACAGAACAGCAGGTGTTGATACAGGAGTGTTTAGCAGTCCAATATGGGCAGATGCTAGTGGTAATATTTACAATCAAGAAACAGGTTACACACATACAGGTTCATCTAAACCATATGCCGAGTCAGGTTCAATCAGTCTTGGTAATGGTGACAATATTATGAAAGTAACACAGTTAGTTCCGGACGAAAAAACACAAGGACAAGTAGAAGTCACTTTTAAGACACGTTTTTATCCTAACGATACTGAGTCTTCACATGGTGCATTTTCTCTTAGCAATCCTACAGATGTTCGCTTTCAAGGTAGACAGGTGCGTATAAAAGTACAAGGTACTGGTAATGACAAT